AGCTCGCATGATCTACCAAAGAGCGAGCCATGTTGCGACCTTTGTGCCAACCCTCACGCCGTCCATCTTTGTAGCCTTGCCAGTACCAGATGAAGTTAGTAGCCATAAATAAGCCAATAATTCCAATAATTGTTATTGAGTTCATGCTGACACCTCGCAACGGCAGAACATTTCTTCTGCTTCAAATTCCATGCAATCCCATCCCATGCGTGAAGCGTGGCAAGGGTTTTCTCTGTGGTAATTGACGGCTGAAACATAAGTCGGTTTGTCGCATGTATTACAGAAAATAACTTCTGCTGGTGCTGTTGCTTGCATTTTATTTCCTATCTGTAGCAACGCCCTTGGTTGCTTACAGGATTAGTGTGACACAGCGACATGACAAAAATGCGTTGATTTGTGTAACGATTTGATAACGGAATCTAGAGTCTTATCTAGGTCTGCCGTAGGACTTTCCAGACACAATAAATGTGCCATCCTTCTCGATGTTAATAAGATCAACCTGCACCTTAGCCTTGTTCACATAGATAATGGCAAAGGCTTGCTGCCAATTTCCGACACCCTTCATGTATGCAGCTTGCTTGAAATCCATGAGATGTCCCACTTCTACGCCATGTAGGACACGCCCTATGCGCCCTCCAGAAGCCTCTGAGAAGGCTGAACGCCCTGCTCTGTGTGTATGACCTGAGATGACATTCTTTCCATGCCTACGAGCCGCTTCTAGGGCTGATAAGCCCCCCTGTGGCTTGATGGGTGTATGGTCTCCATGGACTGCAATCCAGTTAGGTGCAATAGGCATAGGGTTCTTATGGAAGGTAATGCCTAGCTCATCGAACTTCATAAACTTCTCAAAGCGCAGCTCTGGCAATGCCCCGAACGCTGGCACTTTAGCCATGATGATGTTATATAGGCGATCTGTGTGATTGCTGCGGATGCAATCTGTTACGCCTAACTCCCAGAGTAAGTCCACAGCCTCGTTGCGGTCATCATCTAGAGTCTGTGCGTAAGAGCCCATGCGACCTTCTTCCCATTTAGATATCTGGGGTAGGTCAATCTCATCGCCTATGGTTACTACTTGGTCAGGCTTAAACTTCTTAATGAAACTAGCAAGGTTGCGTGTGGCAACTCTGTCATGGTATGGAACTTGGAGATCCGATACGACCACGATGCGCTTAATCGTCATCCTCATCTTCATAATCGCCGAACTTCTCAGGATCGACAGGGTCAGGCAATATCCAGTGAGGGTAAGCCTGTGGCTCTGTAATCATAAACATAGCGATATCTTCTGCAAAGCCTGCTCTTTTTAGGCTGCAAAAATACTCATAGAGCCCAATGCAAAAAGCATCTAGCTTTGAATAACCTTGTTCCTCTAACGCCTTAGTTGCTTTTCTTGCCATAGCACAATGCTACCTGTCAAGCAAGATGTTATAGATCTCATCCACTCGCGTGTTGAGTCTTTTGATCTCTGACAATAGGTGTGTGATTACATAGCCAGACAAGCCACCAAGTGCTGCAATGGTGGCAAGGTAAAGGGTGAAAAAGTCTGACTGTGTCACTTCTTCAAGCCCATAGCAGGATCATTAGCGTTTAGGTAACGCAATACAGGTGGAAGCACTGAGGCTACGCCTGCTGCAATGAGTGCCTTTGGATCTGACACCCCTGCTGCTGCCATGCTGATTACTGCTACGAGGAAGGCTCTAGCCCATGAACCTGCTGCTGTCTTTAGTTCGTTCATTATTATCCGCCTAACATAGGTACTTGAAAAAAAGCCCCATCATTATCAGCTTCTTTTTTAAAGCTAACATGCATGTGCTTAGTGTGTTTGTTAGCCCCTGTGTACTTGCGCCACTTCCAGTTAAGGATGCTGGAGCAGATTCTTCCATCGTAAATGATGTAAGTAATACGCGTGTCTGCTTTGGACTTTGATAAGGTACGAAGCTGATCAGCAAGATCTCCCATGACATCTGGCTTTCCGCTTTTGTGCAGATCTTTGTCCACATCAATGGCACGAACCCAGCCCTGCTCATCTGGATTATGATCTGACTTGCGAGCAGCGTGTCGAGTGTCACCGATCCAACCATCCGATGTGCGGTCACGATCTGCGAACGAGTCATCAAACTGTTCCCGTAGCTGTATCGCAGCCTTACTTAATCTTGGCTTCACTTGGATTTAGATATTCTTGATAGTCAGAGTTAGCAAGATCAGTTGGAATATACGAAAAAGTACCGTCTCCGTTTTCTCTTTCAATGACAGTGCCTTTTTCATTTACGATTTCTTTGTATTTTAACATTTTATAACTCCGCACTAAAAAATAGAGAACTTGAAATGGTGTTGTTATTTTCTAAACGATATGGACGAAATTGCGTAAGCCCCGAAGTTACACCAGCGTTAATGCCAGCAAATCCAAGGCGGCTCACATTTGATTCCAAAGCCAAACTAGTACACGCTGTTGCCGTAACTCCGTCTGAGAGTGAAAAATTAGCAGCGGCGGATGGTGTAAAAGTTGGCACAGTTCGCATATTTTCTAACAACGGAATTCCAATTACTGCGCTGTAAGTCGTAGGCGCAAAACCGTAACCAAAAGAAGAGAAGGCTTGGTTTGCGTTATAGGCTATAAAGTAACGCTGGCATGCAGCCAGTTCGCCTTGAATTGTTCCCGTTGCAGTTTGGAAAGCAGTAGCAACATTTCCAGCCTCAGCCTGCACGCCCCATATTTGGAAAGTATTAGTCTGTTGTCCAACCACGCTATACACATTATTGACTGACATTGTAAATTGGAGAAATGAAGATGTACCGATGGTTTTGCCAGTGATACTAGGTACATTAAATGTATATGTATATCTTGCCCAAGATGCCGTAATTGTTTTGACTGATTCCACGGGTGTTATATCAACACTTCCTGAACCACCCGAACCAAAATTTTGAGTTCCAAGTACATATACTTTAGGCGTTCCGCTTGCTGCTTTAGCAAAGAAAGAAAAAGTAATAGTTTGATTTGCAAAAGTTCTAACATCTTCAATGTATTGAGCAATTTGGGCAAAGTTAGCGCCACCTGCTGTTGAAGCAATTTGCAAAAAATTTGCGCCTTCATAACCTGCTACTGGTGCTGCACCTGGAGTAAATACTTGTGCGGTGTAAGTCTGTCCACCTGAGCAAGAAGTTCTCCAGCGGTCAAATGTATAAACATCGGTGCTTGTTGTGCTGCTAAACGCTCTTTGATTAACGCGGAAGTCACCATTTATGATTTTATTCTTGCCAGCAGCGTAGTCACCTTGCCAGCGTAGTCCAGTTGTGGCTGATGAGTCCGCTACAAGTGTCTCGCCATTTGCGCCTACTGCTAAGCGAGCAGGTGTGTCGTTGGCTGTTGCAGCGATTAGATCACCTTTAGCATCAACGATGGACTTGGGAGTCATTGTTGCCATTGTGGTATCGATGGCGTTGCCTAGTGTGCGAATGGCAAGCGCACCATTTTTTACAAGGTCAGTGTTATCTGGCTCTGGCCAGTTATAGATTGGTGAGGTTGCCATTTAATTAAGTGCTCCGATCGCATTGTTCCAAGTTAGTATAGCATTTGTAGTATCCCATGTGATTGTGCTAGGGAAAACTGTATCCCACTGTGTCGTTGATAATGAGAATTCTGTAGCTGATATGTAGAGGGTAATGTCCACAAAGGTAGGTGTTGCCCGTAATGCAACATTTTCTACAAAGCCATCAAAAGTACCACCGAGCAAGTTGCTAGGCAGATTGCTGATAAGCATTGGCTGACCAAAATAGACCCCGATAAGGCTGTCAAGCATTGCACTCGGCATGTCGGGATTATCTAGGCGGAAGGTAATCGCTCCCAGTGAGCCCTTTGGCACACGCCTTAGATTAAGCTCTCTAGTGGCGATATCAGTGATATCAGTCAGGTTCTTGATGTTAGAGTCAAAGGAACGCTCAAAGAGCCCATAAGAGGCTATAGAGTCGGTATCTGAGGTGCTGTAGGTTGATCCGTATCCTGTGGCGTAGCGATAGATAAGGCTGTTACGGATGCGAGCAATCTGAGTTGTTGATGAGATAGAGCTTGGTGTTGCATAAGACCCATTGAGGAAAGTATAGCCATTGCTTGCAAGGATGTTAGATCTGTGGTCTGCATCTGCATAAGAAACATCTCCATCCTTTTCCTCGTAAATCTGACCAAGCGCGCTGCTGGCAATCTGATCGACAAGGGTCTGAGACTGTGCAGAAGCATTAGCAGCTAGAGCAATCATCGTGTAGAAGCCTGAGTCCACTTCACCAAGATAAGATTCTGCATCTTCCCATGTCTGTGTTGCTGGATAGGTAGCCCATGTAACTGTAGGTGTAACTTCATTCCAGTTGAGGTTGAGTGCTGAGCCTAAGATGGCTGAGATCTGCGCGCCGTCTAAGCCTTCTGCAAGTGCTGTGTTATAGATAGTCTTAGTGAGTCTTGCCAGTGAGCCAATGCCTAGAATAGTGCCAGTAGTGATGAAGCCTGATTCCTCTGGACTTCTAACTCCGATGTTAAAGTCTGAGACCTCGCCACCGAATACAGTGACATAAGTGCCACTGCTATTTTTAAGCTCTAGTGTGATTGGCTCTGTGACATTGATGGTGAAAGGTGAACCATCTGTATTAACAATTTCTACTCGGCAGTAACCTGCTGTGCATTGTCTGTCAATGTCTAAGCGACCAGAAGCATAGGAAACAGAGGTAACAGTCGTATAGACATCATCACCTACTGTAACGCGCCACTCTGGAAGCCAAGTCATTATCTAGCCCTTAAAGTTCCACGATCAACAGCACTTCTAACATAATCATCGATGGCTTCTGCAACAGCATTAGGATCTGTGAAAGGTGGCGCAACTACAGTGAGTTCAATTTTAGTCGTTCCACCCGCGGCAGGGAAACCAGTGGGAGCATAAGCACCTGCGGCAGTTGATCCGCCGACAACTCCACCTGTTCCAGCCACTACAGGTACAAAACTTCCAGCTGCTAAGGCTTCATTTACTTGAGCATCTGTGAGCAATGGGATGCCTGTTGCAGGTGTTGCGGCTGGAGTAATTGCTTTAGTTGAGCCAGTAGAGGCTAGGTTAATTTCTCTTAATAAATCTAGAGCAGCTTGTAAATTGGCTATGTTAATTAAATCTTTTGGCTCTAGGCTTTTAAGGATTGTCTCAATATCCTGCATTTTAAGATCTTGTTTTGTCAATGTTCCCAAGATTGCGACATCCTCATTAAGACGAGCAGTTGCTCTCTTGATGGCTGCTTCATCCTTAGAAGCAATAGCATCTTCTAGTTCATTGATTGACTTCTTAACATTAAGACGAGCAGTGTCATTAGTAATCTGTAAGATCTGTGCGCCATTAGTTGCCTTGCCTAATTGCTCTGCCTGAGAGGTTAAAGCTGCTGCGATCTGGATCTTGTCCATGTCGAAGATCTCTTCACCTTTGCCAAGAGCAAGGTTAGCTTTATCGATTGCGTTTTGTAATCTTCTTTGCTTTACAAGGTCTGCTGCTGACTTAGCCTGATCTTTAATAAACTTTGCTAATTGCTTATTGCGAGCAATTGCTTCTTGCTCTGCCTTTTTGCGAGCCTTCTCACGCTCTAGATAACCACCATCTCCAGCCCCAGGAAAGAATAGCTTGCCTGTATTAACTGCAATCTGTGGAGTGTTCTTCTTCATTGCATTGCCAATAGCACCAATGGCTAGAGCGGCAACACCGATTGCTGTGAACCATGGAGCCCAAGCAAGACCAACTGCAACACCTGCGGCAACCAAGATAGGTTGAGCAATCTTGATCTCTTGGACTAAATAACCAAAACCAGTAATTGCATTAGTCAGTTTGATTGAAAGATTCTCGATAGTCTTAGCTGCGCCGCCTGCACCATTAGGACCAGCAAGACCACCTAGAGCCTCAAATAATCCACCGCCAATGCGCTCTTTAGCTTGGTTGCTTACCTCTGAAAGAATTGCTAATTGACCAGTAAGGCTTAGTGCTGCCTCATCTGCTGCGCCGAGAGTCTGCTTACCAATAACATCCATGATTTCTTTGAATGTCATCGCTGATAATTCTGCCTTGGTTAGACCTAGGCGATATTGGTTAAGACCCTTTGTATTGCCCACATAAGCATTGGCTAAATCTTTAGCAACACTAGCAACATCTGCTGAACGAGAAGCGGCAAGGTCAAGAGCAGTGTTCATGATGTCTGTGGACATTGACACTGAGCCAGTTGCAGATAGAAGAGCCTGCATTGCTGGAACTGCCTGATCGCCTGTAACTCCGTACAGTCTGCCGATTTGATCTACATAAGCTGTTACTTGTGGAGCATCAAAAGCAAGACCGAGATTTTTTACTGTGTTGGTTAGAACTACAGTCTCACGCTGTGCATCTGCAAAGTCCTTAATAGTAGTCTTGATCGCATAACCTAGAGCAGCTCCGCCAAAGGCTAAGCCAAAAGATTGACCTAATGACTTTACACTTTTGTTAAGTTTGTTAGCCGCTGAGTCTGCTTGCTTAAAAGCATTCTTACCAATGAACTCAGCAATAATCTTAATATCGATATTTGATTGAGCAGCCATTATGATGCCTTCCTAATTCCGCGAGTGACATAGCCACCAGTCTTTTTCTGGAAATCTGCATCTGCTCTAAGGACTGCCTTAATCATGGCATCCTGAGTCTTGCCTTCATCCTCTGCCCAAGCGCGATAGATCAAGCGACCTTTATCCTCGCCTCTGCCTTTCATCTGACCATCCATGGAAGCGATGAAGTCACGACCTGCATACTTGTTAATAGAATGAGAATACTTTTTACCTGCTGGACCTTTAGGACCTACCCAAGGCTGACCAAAAGGATTCTTACGACCAGCAGTTTCATAGATAGCACCTGCTGCTGTTGAGTTCACAATGCGAACGCTAGATGAGAATCCTCTGCTGTTCTTTGCCCGAGCTGTTGAGAAGCGAATACCACGCTTAACAAGTGCGCCATTATAGGAAGGGAACTTGCCACCTTCTCTGCCCCAGTTACTTAAAGGTGCAGCAGCAGGGGCAAAGCCTCTAGCCTTATTAACCACAGGCTTTGCCAATGCTGTCAATTCCTTCTTTAGAGCTTTGTCAAGATCTGGAGCGTAGCTCTTCATGGCTTTGCGGAGATTATCTACGCCTTTGAACTCTACTGGCATCAGCTATCTCCTTCGCTTCATCTTTGAGCCCTTGCACAAGTGCATCGAGCATGATCTTGTCTAACTCTAATAACTGCTGTGGCGCGATTCCCAATCTAATGCTTAGCCTAGCGATTAGATAGGTGAATGGAAGATCGCGCTTTAAGCTAAAGGGTCAGAGTCTAAAACCTCGACACTCTTCAGTGTCTCGATAAA